TGCTATCCTTGAAGCCCTTGGAGGTGTGGACGGTAATTGGGCAACACCTACAACTGCTGGTGTTGGATCGTCATACTGGATTCGGTTTACAAGAACATATTTCTCCGGTGGATTCGGTAACACAGCATCGCCTACTACTGGATGGGTGCAGTTAACCTCTGGTGAGGGTGTTCAGGTTTTTAACTCTGGCACTGATTCTAGTGTAGTAGCAACGTACACTATAGAGATTTCTACTAATAGTTCGGGTACAAACATTGTAGCTAGTGCATCACTTATTGATGTTGTTGCGAATTTATTTGGCGTTTAATTAAAAAAACACTTGACAAACACCTTAGGAAAGGATATAATATGTCTATGAAATCAAAAATCTTAGGTATAACCTTCCTTGTAATTGCAGGATCAGCATCAGCACAACACTTCAGGCACCATGGCCATCACGGCCATTGGCGTCACATGCATGGCGGCTCCAATTGGGTACCAGCACTCATTGCTGGTGGAATTGTTGGAGTTGCCATTGCAAATAGCAAACAAACAGAAACGGTTATTGTACAACAACCTTCTGTGATACTACGAAATCCACCAGTGTATGTAGAACGCCAACCGGTGTGTACAGAGTGGAAAGAAATACAAACACCAGACGGTGTAATTTACCGTGAAAGAACTTGCACACAATAATGTGTGCGGTAATGATAGTAAACTTGGTATAAGAAAAGTATTCTGGACGGGGGTGCAAATCCCCCCAGGTCCACCATAAGTAGTTTTGAACACAGTTAGATTTGTCCCTTCCGAGGATGCTAGAGGCTAATTCGAATATGCCCTTTTAAAATATCTAGATTGACAAACACAAACTACTTTTGATGGGCCTGACCTAGATTCGACAGGGTAACAAGTACGGTATTCAGGCTATCCGTCAGAGTTGACGTAAAAACTAAATCAAAATAACTGCAAACGATGAAAAGTTCGCATTGGCAGCCTAAACGCTGACTAGGGTTTCGATAGGTTTCCTCGTAACAGAATAACCTATCATTAGAAAGGGAAAACATGAAAAGTAAACCAATACTTTTAAGCATGGTATTTTCCACAGTCATCATATTCCTATCGTTGGTGGATATAAATCTTTATAAGCTACCGTTCAAAGCGAGTTTCGAGTCCTTGGACAAAGAAACGCAGAAGCAAGTTACTTGCCTCGCAGACAATATCTATTTTGAAGCCGCACATGAGCCATTAATTGGCAAGAAGGCCGTTGCTTTCGTTACAATTAATAGACTTCAAACAGGGAATTATGCAAATGACATTTGTGGAGTAGTATACCAGAAAACAGGCGGTACTTGTCAATTCTCATGGTATTGTGAGGAGAAGATTACCAATAAACGGTTGACAGTACGTGACACTTCATTGTATAATGAGATTCGTCAGTTAGCAGTTAATATGGTCATCAACTATGAACATTACAAAGATGTTACAGATGGTGCAACATATTATCATGCAGACTACGTTAATCCTCGTTGGAAATTAGAAAAGGTAGACCAAATTGGAAGACACATCTTTTACAGAAGTAGCAAAGACGAAATCAATCGAAACAAAGGAATCCTCTAAAATGAATAAAGAATTTACTACACTCATGGTTTGTATCACACTTGCGGCTTGTTCATGCATTGTCGGAGTTACAATCTACAATATCAATGATCGTAATAACATGGCGAAGAATATTGAATCGGCTATTCAAAAAGGAATCGATCCAATCTCTGTTAAGTGTGCATATGAGACAAATGCAAATGCCGTGTGTATTGCATACTCTATGGGTAAAAAGTAATGGCTACTAAAGACGAACAAAGAGTCTTTTCTGCCATTATTGAGGACTTAGTAAAGTCACGCCGCATTGGTTACATGGAAGCCGTTCTTGTACATTGTGAGGAGACTGGCTTTGAAATTGAACTTGCGGCTACTCTACTCACGACACCAATCAAGTCTAAGATTAATGATGAGGCTCAGGCTGGTAATATGATTAAGAAAGTGAATAAGCTACCGATATGAGTGATGCTGGTGGTTATGATGCGTTTGCGTTGTTTCATGGATTAAAACTCCATTTCACAACAAATTATGATTATGTGAAATACCATGGTAAAATCACCATTGGTAAAGATGCATTCATGCTACGAAAAGATAAGTTTCATTTCTACAAACTTTCTCGTAAATACAAGAAAGATGAATTGTTCGGTTTCTATATTGCCAATCTGTTACACAATCCGAAGTGTTGGGCTGGTGATTTATTACTAGAAGATGCCGAATCGGAGTACAAGATTTGGCTCAAAACACAACAATCTCTCTCATACCTTTTTGAGCAGGACTTATCTACCGCATTTGATTCGGTAGACAATCCAGAAGAATTGCTAAAAGTGGTTGACGGGCAGTACCCGTTGTTGTATAATCTATACTTACATGATAAAGTGAAAAAGGAAACAATACTCATTCTCAACGATTTTATGAATTTTATGCCTATGTGGAAAAAGAAAGTTGAAGATGATATATTGTTTCCGGACTTCACCAAAAGTTGTGAAAAGTACAAACCGTTCTTTTCATATGATGAACCAAAAATGAAAAAGATTATAAAGGACAAACTATGTCAATTAGCATGATCTATGTTGATATGGACGGTGTGATTGCCGATTTCTCTAAGCGGTACAAAGAAAAGTTTAAAGTGACACCAGAAGAAACTCGAAGCAATAAAGAGTTTGGTGGTTATTTTGAAAAATTTATTAACGACAGAGAATTCCAAACTCTCGACACAATGAATGACACCTTCATTCTATTGAAATTTCTAAATGAGTTGCCGATTGAAAAACAAATTCTATCGTCAACCGCACGACCAGATAGTCACGAACGGATTGCACCACAAAAACAAAAGTGGCTAGACTTTCACCGTATTGACTACAAAGCAAACTTTGTTCCAGGTAAATCCCTGAAGTACAAATTTGCTACACCACATTCTATAATCATTGATGATACCAAATCTGTTATCGATGATTGGAATAAAGCGGGTGGTATCGGTATTCTACACAAGAATGCCGAATCTACTATCGCTATGCTGAAAAAGTATATTTGAATTCGCCTATATACTTCATACATTATGAAATATGTGGATAAAACAATATACATTTAATACAACGTTTATACAAGGAAAATACTATGTCCTCATTCGCAAATCTAAAGCGCAACTCTGGCAATCTCGACAAACTGGCTAAAGCCATCGAACAGTTGAATTCTGCCGAAACTCCCTCCAAAGAAGATCATTTCTGGAAACCAGAAGTAGACAAAGCCGGTAACGGTTATGCTGTCATTCGTTTCCTGCCACAACCATCGGTTGACGGTGATGATGCACTACCATGGGTGAAAGTATTCAATCACGGCTTCCAGGGACCTGGTGGCTGGTACATTGAGAACTCACTCACTACACTTGGACAAAAAGATCCAGTCTCTGAATACAACTCTCAGTTGTGGAATTCTGGTGTAGAAGCAAACAAAGAAGTCGCACGTAAACAAAAGCGTAGACTCTCTTATATTGCTAACGTCTATATCGTAGAAGATTCTAAGAATCCTCAGAACGAAGGTAAAGTGTTCCTTTACAAGTTTGGTAAGAAAATCTTTGACAAGATTAACGAAGCAATGAACCCTCAGTTTGAGGATGAAAAAGCAGTTAACCCATTTGACCTGTGGGAAGGTGCTAACTTCAAGTTGAAGATTCGTAAAGTAGAAGGTTATCAGAACTATGACAAGTCTGAATTTGAATCACCATCCGCATTGTTAAATGATGATGAGAAACTCGAAGCAATCTGGAAGAAAGAGTACTCTCTTAAAGAGTTCCTTGCACCAGAAAACTTCAAGTCATATGATGAATTGAAAGCCCGTTTGGACAAGGTTCTTGGTGTTGATGGTTCTGCACCTGCACCACGTACTACTGTTGAACAGGCTAAAGCAATGCCACGTAAACCTGCGCCAGCAGAAGATGCGGGAATTGCCGAAGATGATGATGATTTGGCATACTTCAGCAAATTAGCTGAAGACTGATAAAAAGGACCGAAAGGTCCTTTTTTTTCAATACCGTGCTTTTGTTTTTTTCATAACCAATTCAAGGATTGGTGTATCATCTCTTGTTGTTGCAGTAGCAGTAACAGTTTGATCTGGTGCAGAAGTGGATGAATTATTTACTGATACAGAAGGTGATGAAGAAGCGCCAGCAGTCATTGTTGATTGCATATTCAAATCATTGTTCTCTTGTATTTTACCAACTACGGCAGAAGAAGCCGGCATTTCTGGAACAGGAGTAGTGGTAGGCTTTGGCAAATCCAATCTTCTAGGATCAGTAGCCGCAAACTCCGCAGAACCACGGCCAGCACCAGCAGTTGAAGGTATAACATCTTCAGGTAAAGACAATCTTGTTGCAGGTTTTCCACCAGCAGGTATTGCAGTTTCAGGTTGACCGGCTATTGCGGCAACACTTCCTTGAAACATTGCAGATGGTTTTGGATTTGCATCCAGCCATTTCTGTAATGTTGCTCTATCTGCACCAGGTGCACCTGAATTGTTTATTAGTTCTTCGTCAGATAATTTGGAATTAACAAGGTCGACAATCTCTTGTCGTTTAAATTGTCGTGTGGCTTTACTTTGATTGATAGCGCCGGCTTGACCTACCGATTTTGCTTCACCACGAAGTTTCATTGCATATGCATTGTCTTTAAATTCTTCTGCATAAGGATCGGCTTCAATGGCGGCCTTTTGATCGTATATTAATTTTAAAAATGAACCAATTGCTAATACACCCAATAATGCAACACCAAAAGGTGATAATAAAAACCTACCTAAATTTAATAGGATTTTGGCGGCGTTACCTCCTAAAGTTGACATAAGTGTTTTCAAATCACCTAACCACTCTAATGATTTTTTAAAACCATCAATTAATCCATTTACAACAGCAAGAACACTGGTCACGGCAGTGCTTATCATTGATTTTATCGTGTCCATAAGTCCGGATAAGAAACCACCATCTTCTTCTTTTTTTACCATTGTTGTGGTTTTTACACCTGTATATTCTTTAAGAACCTCTAAAAATTTTTCATGTCTACGTTGTTCTTCAGACTGACGTTCTTCTTCAAATGACATACTGATTTGTTTTCTTTTAAGATCATCTTCACGGTTCTTTTGCATGAATGATAACATTTGATTCAACACTTCAACAGCAGAGCCACCGAAACCTTCTGAAGGTGCTTGACCAATAGATGGCATTTTTGTATAAGATGAAAACTTCCTTTTGTCACCAGCAAAATAATTAATATCTGATTGTGAACGACCAGTTATTCTACCAAGAATAGCGGGTGCAAGTTTACCGCCACCTGTCATTGCACGTGCAATATTCATTGGATCAAACTTCTCTTTGATTCCAGTACCTTTTGCTTTGAGTTTATCT